GCCTTAAGCGGTGTTTCACCAAGTGACGCTGGTGTAGATATCGCTGGTATAATGGCAGTTGCTAATCGCGACTGGTCCAAAATGATTTAGAGGTTATTATGGGAAACAAAAGACCAATTAATGTCGAAGTAAAACCACGACACAGAGATGAACCTGTAGAAAAGTTAATTAGGCGTTTTACTAAAAAAGTAAAAAATGAGAGAATCATAGAAAAAGTTTTATCAAAAAAACGCTATGAAAAACCGTCAATTAAAAGACGTCGAGAGAAATTAAGAAAAAAAAGACTTATTCAAAAACTAAATCGTGAACGCCAACTACGCGAAGAACAAAGACAAAAATAGGTTTTTAGTATTTTAATAACTAATTAATGTTAGTTATAAAGGAGATTTGTATGTCCTCAATGTTAGAACAAGCCATTATTGATGCCGAGCAATTAAAAGAAACTGCTCAAAGAACCGCTGAAGAGGCAGTTATTGAAAAATACCAGTCAGAGATTAAAGAGGCGGTTAGTCAAATTTTAGAGCAAGATGAAACTCTAGAAGAAGATGAGGCTGCGCTGGTTGTTGACGAGGGTGAAGTTAGCTTGGTAGATGAACTACCGTCTGCTCAATTAATGGACGAAGAAGAAGTGATTGAAATAAATCTTGACCAACTTGAGGAGCTAATGGCACAAGCAATGGAAGAAAATGAAGTTGACGCGAGCGACATGACAGATCGTCACGAGGTAGCACAAGAGATTTCTGCTATGACAGAGGATAATACTTTGGATGAAGAAATTGAACTAGATGAGGATATCAACGATCTTCTAGAAGAAGAAGATCTGGATGAAGAGATTGATATAGACGAAGCAGAAATTATGGAAGTTATTAAAAGTGTTCTTAGCGAAGAGCTTGGCCCTGATTTAAAAGATGAAGAAACCGTGGAAGAAGTCGCTGACACTTCTACCGCGCCGGTTGATACGCTAGAAGAGGCCGAGGAACTTGAAGAGGAGAAAGTTAAAAACCCAGGAAAGTACATCAAGGGTCCCCGCACTAAAGCGGGTGTTGATGATGATGGTGATGGGGTTCCAAACAAAGCTGACAAAGATCCAAAAGATGGAGCAGTGAAAGAATCCAGACTCCTCCAAAAAGAAAACAAATCTCTCTTAAGAGAGCAAAAGAAAATGAACAACAAAGTCCAGTTGTTAGAAAACAAAGTACAAAAGTATGGCACAGTCATCGAGCAACTAAAGCAAAAGTTAGACGAGAGCAATTTGTCTAACGCTAAACTGCTCTATCAAAATCGCATTTTAAATAGCATCTCCTTGAATGAGCGACAAAAAGATAAAATTGTCGAAGCTATCTCAAATGCAACTACAGTTGAAGAAGCAAAAATAATTTTTGAAACTCTTCAAAGTGCAGTGGGCATAAAGTCTAAAAAGACCAGAAAGCAAGAATCACTGAACGAAGTTGTAACACGTAGCTCTTCAGCGTTTATTCCTCGAAAAGAGGTAAAACCCAATACAGACGCATTTTCCGATAGGATGAAGCGTTTGGCAGGATTGAAATAGAATAAACAAAGGAGATTAAATAAATGTCTATTTTAGAAAAACTTACAGAAGGTGTCGTTAGTCGCGACATGCGTAAGGAAGGTGCGGCACTCCTAAATAAGTGGGAGCAGACCGGTCTTCTAGAGGGCCTTCAAAATGATGTAGAGAAGAATAACATGGCCCGACTTCTCGAAAACCAAGCAAAGCAGCTTCTTAAAGAGGTTTCAACAATGAGCGGTGGCGACGTAGAAGGTTTCGCTGCTGTTGCTTTCCCAATTGTCCGTCGTGTATTCGGTGGTCTTATTGCAAATGACCTTGTTAGCGTTCAGCCAATGTCGCTTCCTTCAGGTCTTATCTTCTTCCTTGACTTTACCTTTGGAACTGATCGTTTAGATTTTGCCGGTGGCAGCTCCGATCCAGATTCACTATACGGTGGTGGAAAGGTTGGTAAAGGCATCGCGGACGGTGTTAACCTCATTGGTGAGGCTGGCACTACTGCCGGATCGTTTTATAACTTAAGCAATGGTTACTCGTCGCCTACTGGTTCCGCAACAGCTGGTGATGTTTTTGCTTCTGGTACCATTACTGACGGTGGTAAAGCAGTTCTCCACCCAGGTGATGCTAGTGGATTTACTGCAAACGAGTTAAGCACGATTCTTCGTTTTGACCCAGATCTAGTTTCTGGTAGTTCTTTCGCTCTTATCGAGAAAGATTTCTCTTCTCTCGTCGGAACTGGTGAAGAGTTTGATTATGATAACCTAGTTGCAATTTCACCTTTGGCAAATCTTAACCAGAACTTCTTTGTGAAGCGTTTGTCACAGTTAAGCCAGAGTGCTGACTTGGCCACGACTAGCACCACAAAGGTTCGCTTGGCTGTCATCTCTTCTGGTACGCTAAACAGTGAACAACAAACATCTGATTTGAAATCACTGACAGCAGCGGCCCTTACCTACGAGGTGCCAATTCGTGATAACTTCGATCCAGGTGGAGCCATTGGTTCTGTTGTTGGCGCGACCGCATTTGGTTTGGAAAACAACGAGGCGATTCCAGAGATCAATCTCAAAGTGGATTCCCTCTCGGTTACAGCACAGACCAAAAAGCTCAAGGCAAAGTGGACACCAGAATTAGGTCAAGACCTAAATGCATACCACAACCTTGATGCAGAGGTAGAGCTTACTTCGATTCTCTCCGAGCAGATTGCTCTTGAGATCGACCGTGAGATCGTTGAAGACCTTGTAAAAGGTGCAACTGCTGGTAAATACTACTGGTCACGTAGCCCAGGATTATTTGTCGACAAAGAGACTGGTGTAGAGCTTGGCGCTGCATCTGCTGCTCCAGACTTCACCGGTACCGTTTCAGAGTGGTACGAGACTCTTGGCGAGACTATCAATGATATCTCTGCGCAGATTCACCGTAAGACTCTAAGAGGCGGCGCAAACTTCCTTGTTACTTCCCCAGAGGTTGCTAACATTCTTGAGTTCACTGCCGGATTCCGTGCCAATGTCACATCCGATGACGCTACTGGCACTGCTGGTACTGCACAAGTTGGTACTTTGAGCAAGCGTTATGATGTATATGTTGATCCTTACTTCCCACGTAACCTCGTGCTCGTTGGACGTAAAGGTGGTTCTTTCCTAGAGAGCGGTTATGTATACGCTCCTTACGTACCACTACAGGTCACTCCTACCATCTTCGGTGTGGAAGACTTCGTACCACGTAAGGGTGTTATGACTCGCTACGCGAAGAAGATGGTCCGTCCAGATATGTACGGTCTTGTCATCTGCCGCGGCCTTTTAGGTGAGGAAGGTGCATCCTAGAATTAAACTAAAATAGTTTAAACAAATCTGACCCCGTGTTTCTTTTGAGGCACGGGGTTTTTTGTTTTGTTCTCAAACTACTTACTGTACCCATGTTTCTGACATGATTATAAATGGCCGAGTGCCAAGGGAGGGTTTTAAATTATGGGTTCAAAAAGAGTAGGTCTTGCAAGAGTGCAGTCATTAATTCAGAATTTAAAGAGAGAGTTAGATTTAACCAGCACACAGCTTAATGGTTTGCATAAAGGTGTTAAAACTTTAGTAACCGGTGGAGCAGGAACAACAGTTGTAACTGCCGAGGATTCAGGTAAAGTTATTTTTGTTGATGGTAGCACCTCGGGCAATCATACTATTACTTTGCCACCGCCTACAACGATAGGTTTAGAATACATATTTGTTTTAAATGCAGATAACCACAGTGGCACTAAAATTTTGCTTGATTCGCAAGTAAGTGGCGGCATTAAAGGAATGTTAAAAGTGCTTGCTGCCTCTGCGATAGCTAATGTTGTTAACCACAGCAATCAAAAGCTTGGCTTTGGTGCTTTATCCAAAATAGGAAGCACAATCCATATCGTATCGAGTGGAAATTTTTATCACATAGTTGAAGCAGTTTCGGATGTTACACACATTACTGCATTCGGTGGCTAAAAAATAAACATTTATGTTTTATCCCCCTTCTTTTTGGGGGGGGGTTTTTTATTTGAACAACAACTATTTATAAAAACAGGAGTTTGTGCAATGGGAAAGAAAAGAAGAATTATAGCGAAACCTCAAAAGTTTGGCAAAAAGCATATTAATCATCCTTTGGTAAAAGCTGGTTTAAGCCCAGAAGAGGTCGAAGAAGTGGTAATTGAACCAAAGTCGCCCCCTGTTGTTGAGGAAGTGAAACCAGAGCCTAAACCAGAACCAAAAAAGGTTGAGGTAAAGAAAGAAGAGCCTCGCAAACGAAAAAGAAAGACTCCTCTTGTCACCAAAAAAACTAAACCATCCGATGACTAAGTAATTTAGACCTTCTCCTACTATTTATAGGGAGGAGATCCGTAAATGTCTGAACCTACACTAACACCAGTCTCACAAACAAGCAAAGTTATTTTACCCAGTGGGAGCACTTTTGAAGAAGCAAATGGAGCAGTGGCCTCTTTTCCGTTTAGTGTATATACAGATGATCACTTTTTCTTAACTGGCGCAGCCGATCAAGTTGCTTATACTTTTCACAAATTAGGCGGTGATGTTCTAGATATTGAGCTAACAAAAGAGCAGGTTTTTTCCTCTTACCAAGAGGCTGTTTTAGAGTACTCTTACTTGCTCAATATACACCAAGCAAAGAACTCAATAGGCGATCTTTTGGGGGCAAAAACGGGCTCTTTTGATGAAGAGGGGCAATTACAAGACACAACGAATTTAGTCGATGTAGCGCTAAAATTTCCTAAATTTAAGTTTGAATATGTTAGACGTGTGGGCCATGGGTATTCCACTGAAGCTGGGTTGGGTGGTGTCACCGAAATATATTCCGCGTCTTTCACAACAGTTGAGGGCACCCAGGATTATGATTTACAAGCAATAGTTTCTTCATCAGCAACAACTGACACTAGTGCACCTTACTATGGGCTTATAAGCGGAAGTAGAATCAATGTCACAAAAGTTTATTATAAAACACCACAAGCAATGTGGAGATTCTATGGTTACTACGGTGGTTTAAATACGGTTGGCGATTTGGCTAGTTACGGTCAATACGCAGACGATAGCACATTCCAGCTTGTACCAACATGGCAAAATAAATCTCAAGCGATGGCATTTGAAGATGCTATATATACAAGAAACAGTCACTATAGTTTTGAAATAAAAAACAATAAATTAAGAATTTTTCCACAAACAGTGAATGTAAGTCCAAAGACTATGCATATAGAATTCTTTATAGACTCTGATACGCCGTGGAAAGAAGAAGGCACTGTTGACAATGGGGTTGACGGCATTAATAATATTAACACGTTACCGTTTGAAAACACTCCTTATCAATCAATCAACTCTATAGGTAAACAATGGATAAGGCGTTTTGCTTTAGCTATTTCAAAAGAGACTCTTGGCAATATCCGATCCAAGATAAGCACGATTCCAATCCCAGGAGATAGCGTTACTCTTGATGGGCCGGCCCTCATTTCTCAAGGGCAAACCGAACAAGAGAAGTTAAGAGACGAATTAAAAACAATATTTGATGAACTCACATATGCTAAAATTGCTCAAGGTGATGTTGAGTTAACTGATGCAGTAAATAAAGTTCAAGAAAGAATCCCAATGCGGATTTTTGTGGGGTAATGAATGGCTGATAATGAATGGACACAACCAGACGCGCCACCTCCACCACTTTTTTTAGGCAAAAAAGAGCGTGATTTTGTAAAGCAAGTCAACGATGAACTAATTGAGCGAATCGTCGGCCAGGGTATATTTTATTATCCGATTAGCATGGATCACACGAACTTTCATCCTTTATACGGTGAAGCAGTAGAAAAAACATTTTTGCCTCCAGTTAGAGTGTATGCACTTGTTATGTGGGAGGGTTTCGTAACTGAAACAACAAATCTGGGTATAGACCGTAGGCCATCGATTATTGTGCATTTTCACAAAAGAAGACTTACAGAAGATCAAGATCTTTTTGTGAGAGAGGGTGATTTCGTTAAATATGGAGAAACATTTTACGAGATAGTGCAGTTAAATGAACCAAAACAAATATTTGGGCAAATAGATCACAAAATGGAGATAGAAGCAAAGTGCATTAAGGCACGTAAAGGAACATTTGATGGCAAGTGATAATCAATATAAAGGTGTAGAAAATGCAAGCAGCAATATAAGTGTTGAAGAAATTGAACCTTCAACTCTAGAAAATATTGATTTTGCATTTTTTGATTTTATTAATGATAAAATGAACAATAGGGCCACGACCAATGAAGGCTGGAAGAAAGTACCAGTCATCTGGGCAAGTGCAGAAAGATCGTTTCTATCTAAAAACAACAAAGATTTAAGAGACAGTGATGGAAGTTTAATTCTACCTTTAATAACAATCGAAAGAACATCGATGAATAAAAGCAAAACCAGAAAAGGTAAATACTACGGATTAAGTGGAAACTTTCCAGAGGCTGATAGATTTGGCAGGATTACAATTGCGAGAAAAATTGTTAGAGATAAAACAAACAACTTTTCAGTTGCAGATAATAGAAAACGATTGGGAGGAGCCGTTAATAGAGTTAGAGGAAGACAAGCATATTTTCCAAAAAAACAAAATGATAAAGTTGTATATGAAACTTTAAGTATACCAATGCCTGTTTATGTCTCAATGAACTATGACGTGACGCTTCGAAGCGAGTACGTACAACAAATGAACGACATAATGTCTCCCTTTATCACTCTTGGCTCTTCAATTAGCAGCTTTACTATTGAAAAAAACAGTCACAGATATGAAACGTTTTTACAAGAGGGTTTTAATTTAGCTAATAATGTATCAAGCTTGGGTACCGATGAAAGAATGTATACAACAAAGATATCTTTTGAAGTTCTAGGTTATTTAATTGGTGAGGCACCAAATGGCGAACGAGCAAAAATTATACGTAGAGAAAATGCTGTTGAAGTTAAAATTCCAAGAGAGCGAGTAATCTTCGGTGATATTCCAGATTATGGTGATGGAAAATCAAAGTATACAGAATAGTGCACAAAATGGTTTTTGCGCTCTTAACTCACTAATTAATAAAGAAACAAATAACATTCACGTTTCAGCAAAAGGAGAATTACAATATGCCAGCAAAAGATTTTAAGTTCATTTCACCAGGAGTGTTCATTAATGAGATTGATAACTCTCAACTACCTAGTGATGGCGGTGACATCGGACCTGTAATTATCGGGCGATCAGATCAAGGACCGGCTTTAGTTCCAACAAGAGTAAGTTCTTTTCAAGAATTTGTTCAAGTTTTTGGAGCGCCGAGACCAGGTGGCAACGTATCAGATGTTTCTAGAGAATGCACACCACCCGGCCCAACTTACGGCACATACGCAGCGCAAGCATGGTTAAAAAATAGTTCTCCCATAACCTATGTACGACTAGTCGGTCAACAAAACACTGATGCCGCAGATGGTGGCGAAGCTGGATGGGCCTTGTCTAATGGTACAAGTGAAGTGTCACCCTCGGTAGGCTCTGCGCAAGGCGGCGCATATGGCTTGTTTGTATTTCCATCTTCTAGCGCAGGTATTAGTGGTGGTGAACTTTCGAAAGCTTTGGTTACTGGTACTTTAGCAGCAACCTGGTATGTAACCACGGGATCAGTTGCGTTATCTGGAACTTTATTTTCTGGTAGTGAATCAGCTGCTGCCACTGTTAATTTGACATCAACAGTCGGTGCCTTTGCTCACAGCACAAGCTTTACTATCAATGTTCCGACCTCCATCGGCGGAGAAGACGGTAACGTTACGATTTTATTTGGCGATGGTGCAGGCACGGGTGGTGCAAACCAGATAAGAATCCGCCGCGATGCTGGTGGAATATCTGAAAAGACAGCCGCCAACCTTGCACAATCTCTTGTTTTTGCAATCAATGGAACCACACCGTCTGGTGCAACTCCAACAGATGGCGGCACATACGTTTCTTCTGATGTTGGATTTGCTACTTCTGGTCGAGGCAGCTCCGGCGTAGCTGGTGTTACTGCGTCGAGAGACGGTGCAACTGTGACAATAACAGCCGACACTGCCGGAACTGCCGGCAATGGAATTGTCTTAACTGATGTAGGCGGCACACCTATTGCAACCTCAGCCGGATCATCACCAAAATCGCTGGCAGGCGGAGCTATTGGCGGCTTAATCGCAGAACCAAATTTAGCTGGATTTGATAGCAAAGCTACTAATAAATACGTCAAATCTGTTGGAAACGGAGAGTTTAAAGTTGTAATCTCTAATGGTTCAGGGGTTGAAATTGATTCAAAGTTTGATTTTACCAACTCCTCGGCCAATTTTGTTAGAAAAGTGTTTAACACAAATCCAACTTTGACTAATTCAGATATCACTGATTCAACTTCGGATGCTTATAGAACCTATTGGCTTGGCGAAACATTCGAAGATGAGGTTAGCGAGCTATTTAAAAACTCTACATCACAATTTGGTGTGATTTTACCGCTATTTTCCAACGCTGGAACCGTAGATGGTGGAGATTTTCTTGTAGATTATAAAGACCCACAAACTGGATTCTTTATCTCTCAAGATTTGACAAACAATAGCGGATCATTTGACGCTAAAAAGCAAGAAAAACTCTTCAGATTGGTAGCTAGAAACACAGGTAGATGGGCTTCTAAAAATATTAAAGTCTCGATAGCCGACATACGGGCCTCATCGGATCCTGCCAATCCTTATGGCACATTCTCTGTCCAGATAAGAGCTATGGAAGACACTGATAATCGTCCTAAAGTATTAGAGCAGTTTAATAACTGTAACTTAAACCCTACTTCTGAAAACTTTGTTGCAAGAAAAATTGGTGATAAGTTTTTACAATGGGATGATGATGAAAGAAGATACATAGAGTATGGAGACTTCGTTAATAATTCTGATTATATTTACATTGAACTGACTGACGCAGTTAGAGAAGGAAAAACGTCTCCAGAGCACCTACCTTTTGGTGTGTTTGGGCCTCCAGCCTTTAAGTCATTCTTTGCAAACGGAACATCAGCCACTCAAAATACCTTGGTAACTGGTGGTATTGATTATGCGTCTGCCGCTGGAACCGGCTTCGAGAACGTTGGTATACTAGTTTCTGGTAGTACTGACTTTGGAGTCCAACTTGACTTCCCAGCATTAAGATTAAGGGTTTCTTCGTCAGAGGGTAATCCAATAGACCCAAGAGCCGTATATTATGGAGTGGATACAACATTTAATAAAAATGGCCGTCCTTCCAAGACTATTGGCGAATACACAGGCGCTAAGCCGGCCGGCGTTAGTAGTCTAGTTGCTGATTCTAGTGCCGATGCGCAAACAGAAGATATGTTCATCTTTACGCTAGATGATATATGCACAACAGATCAAGATCCCAGCACGGCGCTAACCGGCACATTGGTATACAAATCTGGTTCAAGGCAGGGTAGCACAGATGGTTTAACTAATGTTCGTGCTGCAGCCATCACCGGAGGTAGCTATCGTGAAGTACTAAATTTAGGTGCTGATCGATTTACCACTGTATTACATGGCGGGTTCGACGGTTTAGATATCACAGAAGCAGAACCATTTAGAAATACTTTATTAAATGGCAAAGCTGAAACCACGAGCTATGCTTACAACTCTGTGAGAGTAGCAATTGACTCACTGCGTGACCCAGAGAATGTTGAATATGACATTGCTGCAATACCAGGTTTAACAAACCCCGTTCTTAACCGAAACTTAATTGATATGGTTGAGGGTCGCGGCGATGCCCTGGCAGTAATTGACCTTGAGGGTGGATATATTCCAACGACAGAGGGCACTCAATCAGTCACAGCTAGATTGGGAGATGTTGATACAACTATCAACAACAAGCGACAGAATTTACAAATAAATTCAAGCTTTGGTGCTGCATACTATCCATGGGTGCAAATCCAAGACACAATTAATGGCGCGCTTCTTTGGGCACCACCTTCAGTAGCAGCTATTGGTGCAATGTCTTATGGTCAAGCAACTCAAGAATTGTGGTTCGCACCAGCCGGCTTTACTAGAGGCGGGTTGTCGATTAACAACGCAGCTGGTGTTCCAGTAGTTGGTGTACGACAAAGACTTATCTCCAAAGAGCGTGACAAACTTTATGAGGCCAACATTAACCCGATTGCACAATTCCCAGCAGAGGGCATTGTAATCTTTGGCCAGAAAACATTGCAAGTTACACCATCTGCTCTAGATAGAATCAACGTTCGACGATTGTTGATATTCTTGAAGAAGGAAATATCTAGAGTGGCAGCAACCTTGTTATTTGATCAAAATGTTCAAACAACTTGGGATAGATTCCGTGGACAAGTAGAGCCTTTCTTGGCATCAGTCAAAGTTCGCTTGGGCTTAACTGATTACAAGCTAGTGTTAGATGAGACCACTACGACACCAGATTTGATTGATAGAAATATTTTATACGCTCAAATCTTCTTAAAGCCTGCGAGAGCTATAGAGTTTATTGCAATTGATTTTGTAATTACTGATTCTGGAGCGGCTTTTGACGACTAAAAACATAAACGAGAACTAATTAATTTAAAGGAGAAACAGTAAATGCCATTTTATACAGACTTTAGAACAGATCCCAAAAGATCATTTAGGTTTTTGTTTGAGTTGACGAGCACCAGAAACACGGATACGATTGCAAGCTATTTTGTAAAGGACGTCAAAAAGCCGACCTTTCAAATGGAGGGTGGTCCTCAAGTAAAATATATTCAACATACCTTTAAGTATCCAGGTCGTGTAATGTGGCAGGATGTGAACGTTACTGTATTTGATCCTGGCCGGTCAGAGGATTCAGGTCAAATTCTTTACAATATGCTTGCTGACTCTGGATATGCTGTTCCTGTAACCTTCCCCGGCCCAGGTTTTACAAATGAGTCAATGTCAAAAGGCAAAGCAGTAAACGCAATTGGAACTCCAAGAATTAAACAAATTGATTCAAATGGTACTATTATTGAAGAGTGGACGCTTCATAATAGTTATTTAGCCTCTGTTGATTTTGGCGCTTTAAGTTATGATACTGATGAGATGGTCAATATTACATTAACCCTGACTTATGACTATGCCACGTTAACCAACACCGGTGTAACGCCTAATCCTAGAGTGGTTAAATAACAGGCGTCAAAGAATCATTAATTTAAACAGGGTATAAAATGGCATTTTGGTCAGATAAAGGCACAGAAATTAAAAGATCCTATAGGTGGCTTGGTTTTGTACATCTTTTAGAAGATGACCCTGTTGCAACCCGAAGAGGTGCAAGAGAAATATTTAATTCTCCAGTAACAGTTGGCAACACTATACCACCTTTTTTAATCAAGTCTTTTACTAAACCAACTTATAGCGTACCTGTTAATGAACTTGGCGGCGTCGATCCAAAAACAAACATATTAAAACTAAAATCTGGCACTCCTAAATGGCAACCGGTAACTATAACAGCGATTGATGCAGAAAATTCAAAATCAAACGTTACTAAAATATTTTATCAATGGATGGAAAGGTCTGGTTATAAACCTGATTCAGATGGCGAATTTTCAAAAATTTCAAATTTAATTAGTAAACTTGGCAGCGGCCAATATATTCAAATAAGCTTAAATCAAATAGACTCTTATGGTAACATATTTGAGAGGTGGGAACTTATAAATCCAATATTATCAGAATTTGATTTTGGTTCTGCTTTAGATTATTCAAATGATCAGCTGGTAACTGTTACAATGAAATTTGCTATAAGCTCTGCTAAATATACTTTTATAAGAGAACCGCAGACCGGACCAATTTTACCTTTTGATTTGATAAATCCATTTTAAATAATTCTATAACGGAGGAAAAATGAGAAATAATCAAGATAGACTGGGCCTTAACGAGCCGGCCAATCTACAGCCTGCTAGTGAAGCACCAGTAAACAATAGTGTGGAGTTCATTGTTCCCACAGAAATAGTTGAACTACCAAGCAAAGGTTTGTTTTATGACGAGAACCATCCTCTCTATCATAAAGAATCTATAGAAATAAAACATATGACAACAAAAGAAGAAGACATTTTAACAAACCAGTCTTATATTAAAAATGCTAGCGCTGTCGACCGTATGCTTAAATCCGTATTGGTAGATAAAAAAATTAATATCAATGATCTTTTAATAGGCGATAAAAATGCAATTACGGTGGCATCTAGAATTTATGGATATGGACCGGACTATGAAACAACGTATGCTTGTCCTGCTTGTGGAACAACACAAAACACTTCATTTGATTTGCTAGAAATGGAAAATAGTGATTTTGAAGAAAATGCAAAAGAGTTTGATGCTGTATATGACTATGACGCACAATTAATTAAGTTTACTATTCCACGAACTAAAACAAATTTAGAACTTAAATTGTTAAAAGAACAAACAGAAAAACAAACCAAAAAAACAAAGTCCGGTGCAATTTCTAATTTTTATCAAAAAATTATACATTCAGTTAATGGAAACACTGATCCGCGTTATATTAAATCATACATTGCATCAATGTCAGCATTGGATAGCCGTTACTTACGGTCAGCATATCAAAAAATAATTCCTGGTGTTGATATGAATTGTGATTTTCAGTGTAGTAATTGTGGCCATGAAGAAAATGTGGAGGTTCCGCTTAATGCGGAGTTTTTTTGGCCTTAGTGAAGCATACGTAAAAGCAATTTACGAACAATTTTTTTACATGAAATACTATGGTGGATGGAGTTTATTTGAGTTGTATGCTTTGCCAATTGGATTAAGAAACTGGTATTTTACTCTATTAACAGAGCACAAACAAAAAGAATCAGATCAAATAAATCAAACTTACTCACCTAGAGTTGGCGATAGACGTTAATAAATTTATTTTAAAAACTATTTAAATGTATGAGTGATAAGATAACTATAAATCTTGAAGAGGCTAAACTTCTTAAAGAATATAATCCTTTTTTAGTTTCTTTTGGTGCAAAAGTTAAAGCTATGCTATATGACATGTTTGCCGAACCTGGGGAAACTTTTTACAATTTTTATGTCACGGGTAGAAAACCAGATGTTACGGCATTTGCAGCAGCCTTAGCATCAGAAAAAAAATATATGGATTCTTACTTAAAACATGGCCTTGGCGATCCCAAGGTGTTATCAAATAGATATTCTTTAGAAAGAGCAATAGAAAAATTTGAGAGAGAAACAGGCATAAAGTGGCCACTGAAATAAGGAGTAATTAATGGCAGACAATATTACTCAAGAAGATGTGGAAAATGCCGAGGCAATCGCAAAAGCCCTGGAAGACGCCAAAAAAACCAAAGAAAGTCTTTTAGACCTATCAATAAAACAAGAAGGTGTAGAGCGAAAAATAAAAGATTTGCTGTTCGAGGAAATGGGAAAGCAATCTGAATTTTTAACTCAAGCGGAAATAGAGCTTGATCTTGCACAGCGGCGCGCCGATTTACTTAATTCACAGCTACAAACTGCAAAAGAATTAGAAATTACTAGCGCAAACATAGTAGAAATAGATTCACAGCTTATAAAGCTAGAAAGAGAGCGAGATGAGCTAAAAGGTGATATTCTAGAAAAAGAAAAACTTATAGATGAATTACAAGAAAGCGGCAATAAAGAAAGATTAAAAGAAATTGAAAAAGAAAAACAGGCGCTTGAAAAAAAATATGATTTTGTTAATAAAAAAGAAACTGGACTATTAAAAACAAAAGATGATTTAATAGAAAAAGAATCTAAATTAGGACAAGTCAGCACTGGGTTAACTAAAAATCTAAACGAACAGATAGCTGCAAACAATCGATTATTAACCACTTCAAAATTAAGAGCAGATGTTGTAAAAGATGTTAGTGCGTCAACCGATAACGTATTGGCTTCAACACTTGGCATTAGATCTGCATCTAGAACATTAAGCGATCACTTTATTGATGCGTTTACCGGCGCAAAAAAACTAGAAGACGTTGTGCAAGGGATTGATAAAAGTTTAAAACGAACCCTAACAACAGCCAATATGTTAAAAGCAGCTTTGGGTGCAGCACAAGCGGTTGGCGGTAAACTTTTAGATATGTTGAACCCTCTGAATATCGCAAAAGATTTAGTTCTCGACTTGGCCAACACTGAAGCTCTTTTTGTCAGGGCTACAGGTTTTGCAAATAAGTTTGGAAAAGAGCTAACAGACTTAAAAGCTATAAAAAGTAAATTTTTGGTTAAAGAAATAGACAGTGCTTTTAAATCGCTAATTCAAACTTCTGTAACGTTTAGCACTTTTAATAAAACAACTAGAAGAGAATTAACTGAAATTGCGGCAACTTTAAATCGTTTAGGTGTCAATACACAAACGTTTGCCGGGACTTTAGATGGGTTGGTCACAGCGTTAGGTCAGACATCTCGCGAAGCAAGAGCCACAACAATGGAAATAACTTCTTTTGCAAGGGCAATTGGTGTAGGCGCAAATGAAGCTCTAGACAATCTCAACAAAAGAATGGACATATTGGCCACTTATGGATTATCACGGGGTATACAGATATTTAAAGAGCTGCAGTTAAATGCAAAGGCCACCGGCGTTGCCTTGAACGACTTGATTAACGTAGGCAAGAAATTTGACACATTTGATTCTGCGATGGAAGCAGCAGGAAAACTTAATTTTATTTTAGAGGGTCCATTTGTAAACTCAATGGAAATGCTAAATGCCACTGAAGAAGAGCGCATTGAAATATTAAGAAACGCTATGGATAGCAGTGGGAAAACATTTGAAGATCTTAGTCGTCGCGGCAGAGAAGCGCTAGCTAGCACTTTAGGTGTTGGCGTAGATGTTGCTGCAAAAATTTTCAATGACAAGAACATAAAAACTTTAGAACAAGCCAAAAAAGGTGTCGAAGCTGGCACAGAAAGCCAACAAGATTTAAAAGACGCTAGCGATGATTTATTGACTGTTCAAGAAAGACTGCTTCGACTGCAAGAAGATATGGTAAAATCTATGACGATCATGGGGAAGGGGATTAAGGATCTTGCGAACGCTCTCAAAAACCTCAATGGAGAGGGGACTGCGATGGGTGGTTGGCTTCTTTCTTTTCTCAACGCAATGGGGTCCTTTGCCGCACTAGGTGGTTTTAAGATGTTAGGTAAGCTTTTAAGACGCATCCCAGGTGCTAGTCGACTTTTAAAACGACTCCCTGGCGGCGGTCCAAAAGGCGGTCCAAAAGGCGGTCCAAAGGGCGGCCCAAAGCCCACCACTCCAAGGGGCGCCGGCACCGGTACTTCGGTTGCGAGAGGCGCCGCCTCTACCGCGGCCGGTACAGGAGTTGTTAAAGGCGGGGCTGCAGCAACAACGAACGTTACGAAATCAGCAGCATCTACGGTTGCAAAAGAAAGCAGTAAACAAGTCGCAAAAGAAGTTGCCAAGCAGAGCACTAAAACAGTTGCTAAATCAGCAGCTAAAAAAGCGGCGATAGCAGCCGCTGCAACAGGCGCTAAAAAACTTGCCGGTAAGACGGCACTTAAG